AACGGTTGGTGCAACCGAGTAACCAGCACCACCCTTAATATCTGAAATCTTACCAATGCTACCAAAATAAGTAGCAGCAAACTGAAATGAATCTTGCAGTTTAGTATAGACGTTTTCGATAATTGAGTTTGAAGTTGTAGATACAACATTACCAACAGTTGTGTTTGAGCTGACCAGGCGCAATCCTTCGTTTTCGAGGAACGGTTTCATTGGACCAGTAACAAACTGACTACTCAAGTTTGCTGTTGTGTTTGCTGTAACTTGTACTGTAATCAAATCACGATCATCAGCACCACCAACACCACGATTGTATCCATTAGCAACGGTAGAAAGCACTTTCTTAACAACACCATAAGCACCAGAAGTGCGACCAACAAGTTCGTCACCTTCTTGAATCGTTGATAATGCAGTGTTACCAATGTAACCTAGTTGAAGAACATGATAACCAATTGTATTACCAGAGAACGAAGATACCGTTCCGACTGTAGTGCCAGTTGATGTTGAGATATTAACTTTCTCGCTTACTGAGAAGTTTTTATATCCACCAATTCTCAGAACTACATCGCTGCTATTATATGCTCTAGCAATTGCATTTACAGTAGCATTAGCACCACTGGTAACACCAAACAAAGAAGAACCAACAACAATATTCGGATCAGATGTATTAGCGATAACTAGAACAGCGTTGTCATGGTCACGATAGTTGGAGTTCCCTACGTTTTCTCCATCCTCTGGAAAACCATATGAAGTCTGACCAATAATTGTATTTGCAAAAGTCGACGCTTTAATGACAGTAGAATTTGCATGAGTTATGTTAGGAGCATTAGAACCATAGACTGTATTGCTGTTGACGAGATTAATGTTAACAGAAAGCGCAAACGTATCACTCAAATCTGAGCGAATAATCTTAAAGCTGGCTTTCTCAGAACCATCGCCACCAATTAGATCAATATCAGTATCGCCCCAAACTGTTTCGTCAATTGAAGCACCATAACCTGATCCGCCACTCGCAATACTAAACGAAAGCGCACCACCCAAGTCAATTGTATTCGTAACAACGATCTTAGCAAACTCGCCGATGTCTTCAGAAATAAGTGAAACAACATCACCAGCTTTGTACTCACCGCCAGCAGTTATAATTGATACACGGCTAATGCCCGCATCAACAATTGCCGAATGATCAACGGCGCCAGACTTAACAGTAATTGGTTCTTGGTGATTAAATTTGCCTTTAATGTTTGACAAAAGAATCTGCATCAAATGTCTACCACGAATCATTCGTGTGACAACATCTTCTACTAGAGCTTCAGCGCCAGACTCAGCACCTTTAATTGTTTTGCCAATAAACTTGTATGTTGCATTATCGAAGTTTGTGACAAGATAGCGATCAATACGCCACTCGCCATCAGAAACTTTAAGAATTTGATCCGCTGGGTAGTTTAATTCAACGTCTTCATTGTAGATAGAACGGAACATCAACTTATATGATGCAAGCGTACCACGTGAAGAATTAAACTGCTTGATGTATTTGGCCATCAATTTCTTGTTGGCAAGGACCTCAACTGGAACAGAAGGTAGCAGCGTTTTAAAGAAGTAATCAATATAATCATCAGTCGTTGTACTGATGTCACGATAAGATTCTAGATTACGAATAGCGTCAGTAAGTTTGCCTTCCTGCTCCATGTATTCATAATATGCCTGAATGAAGGCGAGAAAGTTCTCGCCCTCTTCTTTATAAAAGTCAGGGAACTGGTTCTTTACCAGTCTAGAAATTTTATTACTTACTGCCATTAGAGGTACTCAGGAATGACATTAATTATAGCATCGCCAGAATCCATCAATAGAATCTGTTCTCTTACTGGAATGATATCCAATCTGTCTGGTGTTGCAGTCACTTTGATTTGAATATCAGCATATGAAGATGGCGCAAAGTTTTCTACAGTAATCTTGCCTTCAACATAATCAATCGAACCAGCTCCCGCAATAATATTTACCTTCTGTTTGTTAGAATCAAAACGATAGATGTTAACATTACCATCTTCATCGTCATCTAGATATGCAAGGAATCCATTATATGTAAACTGTGTTGACGTCAGTGTTCCTGGGCGAATTGGATTGTTAAACATTAGTTCAACCTTTTCCGCCACGTTTGTATTTGGAACAAAACGCTTTTGCATCTTAATTACAGCATCGTTGTTAAGAATGCTGCCTACAGTAAGGTTATCAAGTGTGCGAACAAAACGAGAATATCTTAGGCGATTACCAAAACGCTCTAAGTTGTTACTGGCAAACGAGGTGATTGCAGTACGAATATTCTGAGCAATAGCAGAAGACGTTACATTCGTTGATGTTTTGTCATAGTATGTTGTAATCGTAGGAATCAAATATGTGTACTGTGGATCAATAACCACTGGGTCAATACCAAGAGGAGTACGACTCATAATTGAATCAAGAATTTGTGACTTACGATTGGAGGTTGCGTACTCTTCACCGAAAGGTTTTACTGCGATATATACCTTGCCGTAGACAGGAGGATCAGCATTCTCGCCGCCAAATGCTACAACTGATTGCAAGTCTGCATTTTCTGACAACAAAATTCTTTCATAATCTTTATCGACAACTGCTCTGTTTTGCGTTTGATAATTGCGAGGAGCATTAAATTTAATTGAAGAAATTGATTCTGAATAACGTCCACCAACTGCTTTATTGTTTAGTGCAACTGAAACTGAAGAGTATGGTACACCAACATTCAACGAATCAACAGAGAAAGTTGTAGCACCATTTGTGGCACTACCATTACAGACGAGATAATTGATAATGACAATGTTCCCATTCTTCACTTCCTTGCCAAGTGCTCCTGAACCAAACAAAACTTCATATTTACCATCAGCAACTTCTTCTAAGAAAAACACTGGTGACGTAGAATACACTTGATTGATATTCGTGGCACGTGTAAACTCTGTTGTTGCTGTGTCTGTTGCGGATTCTTGCACAAAAACTGTAATGCTAGAAGTGTCTACATTGCGATTTGGAATAATGTATCGTTGCGGATTTACAGAGCTGACTGTAAAACGATGCGTCAAAGACTCGCCTTCTTTAATGGTAATATCACGTGCAAATAAACCACCATCATTAATAACTTTGTATGATTCTGGTGTAACATATGTGTATGTAATATCATCAACAACAGTTGTAAATTTAGAATTCTTAGGAATTGTAAACTGCGCTGTTCCAGCATCTACGCCAGAAAATGTAACATTAACATTAGCAGAAGCACCAATGGCAGATACTGGCACATAACCCAGTTCTTTTGCACGAGATACAACGGAATCACGTTGCTGTGCAGTATCTAGAAACATCTCATTAGCGAGCATGTTTAGATAATATGCATTATAGTGTGTGTTGTAAGCAAGTACATCAAGCAGCACTGACATCGCAGAGCCTTCAAAATCATAATCTTGAAACTGCGATTGTGTGCTAAGATAATTTTTTAGATTGCTTCGAATTTCAGCGTAATCTAACTCAGTTACTCTTAGATAAGTATTTGCTGCTGCCATTAGCGGATTCTCTCGAGAATTACATCCAGTACAACTGGAGTTGGGTCATTTAATACACGGAATGCCACTGATACAGTCAGTGAATTCATATCTGGTCTATCTTCAATCAGAATGCGTAGAAGTTCAGCACGTGGCTCATAGTTACGAATGACTTCTTTGACTGCATTTTCCATTTGCTGTTTAACAATTGGCGTCCACAGCTCGAACAAATAATTACGAATAGAGCATCCAATATCAGGTTTGAATGGACGCTCATAAAAATTTGTTAGGATAAGTGATTTAACAGACTGGCGAACAGCATCACGATTTGTTTTGCGTGTTAGTTGCTTAGTGATTGGATGCGCACTAAATGCAATGTTCAAATCGCTGAAAATTGTATCCGCCACTTGTTATTTATCCTTCGTTTTTAGAGTTTTGAATCTCTGCTCTACGTTCTTTACACATTTTGCTGATCTCTGCAAGTGCTTTTCTTGCTCTTGTACCAGCTGATTTATTGCCTGTTTCAAA